GATCTTCTTGCTCTCATAATAGCTGATGGATGTGATATCTCTTTGTTAAACCATAACTTTAAAACTGGCACTAACTTCATATTATTAATATCATAATTGTATTTAGCTAATTCCTGTTTCCATATTTCATATATTAAATACACATCACTATCTCTGCAATGGTTCATTCTTATCAATATTTCTTTTACTTTGTCTTGCATTTTTATTCTCATCTTGTCTCCTAAAATATTGTCTAATTAGTTCTGCGTAATATTCTTTTTTATCCTTTACTCTTACTGGCATTTTGACTCCTTAACATTTTTTGATATTCATACCTTCTTCTTTTAGCATACATTCTAGGTGTATAATGAGTATAGTCTTGTTCTTTAGGATTAGCTCCTAACCCTATATCAGTTCTATTCATAAAATGCATAAATTCAGTTGCTCTCATAATTCCTCCAGTAAATAGAGAGAGACTGCCTTCTTGGCTATCATAGGCCTTACATCTCTCTCTGTTCTCCTCCGTTCACTCCCCTGAATACATATCAATATTCGCATTAGTGACCTTCAGTTTAACATCTAAGGATTCTCTTTCTCTATTAGCTTCACATTTAACATGCAGATATTCTATTAAATTAGTTTTACTACTTTTAAATGGATTAACAGATATTAGTTTATTAGCATTATATGCTGTTCTAAAAGAACCTTTAGTTGAAGCTAGATTCATACCTTCATGAAATGCTTGTTTAGTAATCTCTGAAACAGAGAACACAATTAAATTATGTTTAACAGCAAGTTCCATTAAAGCTTGTGAAGCTTCCTCAACTTTCATGTTATTGTCCCTTTGTTTGCTCCTAAATAGTCCCATATGATCAACAATAACTACTTCTGGCTTAAAAGACATAGTAGATATTTTCTTTTCTAATTCATAAGGATAGGGCACAGAAAAGTCCATCATTAACCACTCAAACTTCTTATTCATTCCGTTCTTTTGTGCTAAATAATGCTGTTTTAACTCTTCATCTGACCATCTATTTTCCATCATAACAAATCTTGTCCACATCTGCCTGGGGGACATTTCCATTTCTAGAAATAGAGTGGGCTTTTTGAAATGATTTACCCAATTCTGTAAGATCATAGTCTTCATAGATTTGGGTGGAGCTTGTATAATAACTACTTCACCTGGATATACTGGGAAATCTTGTCCGTATATTGCTCCAAGATTCATTGGATTAATATCACTTTTAACAAAATCTATCAGTGAATCCTCCATAGCTGTAGAATCTAATAAGAGTTGAGACTTCTTAGACTTATACAATCTACAAGTATTTTTGCAATATTCATCCATTATTGGATCATTACAACCATATCTATATCCATTACCACCGTGACCTGTATAACACCCTTCTATTAATTGAGTCATCTCTTTTTCGGTAAATTTACCATCGGTGTTTACTTTTTGTCTCCAGTTTTCCATTACAATCTTTACTAGATTTTCAGGATACAACCATCTAAACCATGATGCTAATCTTAAAGCAGTCATATGTCTAGATCCAAGTGGTACATCTTGATACATACTAGATATGCAAGGATAATTAATAGGATCGGGACTTCTACCTTGGTCTGATATAGTTATTTTAGTGTTATTAACAACCGTTTGTTTTGTTTCTAACTCTACATTAACATCAAACACAGGTATTATTCCTTTATCACTCCAGGTTAATACTGGTAATTTCTTAGGGGATTTAGCGTATTCTATTATATCTACCATATCCATAGGAAACTTAGACAAAGGCACTTTATAAAGCCCTGACTTATTATTTTTTGTATTTGCTACTCTTATTATCCTAGTTTTATCAGTTACTGATGGGTCAGCGTATTTAAATATTTCAAAGTCTGTTAATACTTGTTTTACTTTCATGTGTAAATCTTTACTTGGTTTCCATCTAAACGATTGACTTGGTATATGGACATGAAATCCTGTACCGCTAAAATAAACTGTATTTGGAACCATTAAATCTTCTAACAATCCTAATAAACCACAAACTTTTTCATACGCTTTGTCTGAATCAGAGCCATCAACATCTAATATAAACTCATCAGGCATATATATTTCACCATCATAACCTGACAATGTATTCTTTTTACCAAAATATTCTTTAACATATTCTGGATAGTCGTATAAAGACATAAACGTATCACTATCGATATTCATCCAATTTTGCATTTCATTAGCATCTTGGAAATAATGTCTTTTACTTAAACTAAATGCGAACTCTTTTATCATACTATTCTCCTATGGGTCAAAGAGAGACAGGTTCGCTAGATGTATTAGTAGGAACAATATGTAAACCATATCTTATCCATACCTATCTCTCCTTATTGTGTGCGTTTAGAAAGGCATCTCTGCGTTAGAAGTGCCTTGAGAAGCTTCTGCAGTAGGTATTATTTCACCGTTAGATGGAACACCACCTTCTACATTAGGAGCAACATATTCATCAAAATATGATACTGCTTTCTTTTTCCAATACTCAACATCATTTTCTGAAAATGTTTCAGCAACACCCTCAAATGGTGTAGGAGCACATCTGTTTAAAGCTCTGTAATAGTCACCATCTTTGTACATAAAGATATTTAATTCTTTACCTACTAATTCACCTGGGCTATCATCTATCTTAAGGACAGTTTCACCTGTTTGGCTGTCTAAACTATCAGAAATACCAGCATTAGCAAATCTAAATACTTGCATAATTGAAAACTCTTCATTAGTTTTCTGGTTAATTTTCTCATATGTTCTAAGATTGAAACTTTCTGGAAGACCTTCAAAGAATATATCTAAGAATTTCTTTCCATTCCAATCGCCATAAGCTGCTTTAGATACTACTACTTTGTGCCAACCATGTGCAAAAGACACATAATCACCACCACCCTTTTTAATTGTTAGAGTTTTCATTCACTTTCTCCTTTTGTTAGCGTTTTTAGACTTAATGTTTTACCACTACCAGGCGAACCAATTATTAGTATTTTAGCTCCATCCCAACCTGTTTTATTAACAGCATCCATAACAATGTTATAGTCTTGTGGAATTTCATCATTTAATAATCCTGTTCTATCCTTAGCATGGTCATATTTTTCTGTTCTTGATGTTACCCAAAGATAATCTCTTTTGCCAGATTTAGTTACAGTTTTAGTGTAAAATACAAAATCAAACCATTTAGATATATCTTCTTTACTAGAACCATCAATATATGGCATTAATTTATTACCGTCATCCATAGTTTGAACTCTACCATGACATGTACATATTACAATACCAGGTATTCTTGTAATAAATTCTAAGCATCCATCAAGTTTATTTTTTAGTTGTCCCCAACCCTGTAACTTCATTTTACCTTCTTTATCAGATATTTGTCTCATATATTTTTTAGACAATTCAGAAAATGTATCTACTACTATAGCATCTACTACAGTACCGTTTCTTGGTACAACTTTTCTTTCTGACTCTTCTATCTCTAAGTTACCTATTTTATGGGTAGTTGCAACGCTTTCCTGCGTATAAATCTTACCTAATGTACTTAGAAATGAATCCCAAGTAGGTGGACTTAATACAGGATAACCGAACATTTTTGCAATAGATTCTTTTGAACCTAATGACTGTGAACCATGTTCTAAATCAAACATCAGTATTTTCATCATCACTCTCCTCTTTTTTGTTTTTTATTTTGTTTTGATCGGCCTTATCGTTAGGTACGTTAAGGTCTTTTACTTTAAATATATCGGGCATTAAAAACCCAATCTGTCAGCAACTTTAGCTAATCTATTCTCAATTTCATTCATTCTTTCATGCATAGATTGTAATGTACCAACTACATCTCTGATTAATTCAGTATTATCAGCTACTATGTTACCTATATGATCTTGTTCTCTATCACCTTGTGGTTGATTATCTTCACCTTGAGGTTTTTCTTCTATTATTTCTTTTTTCTTTTTCGCCATTATTACTCCTTAAGTTAATTAAGTGTACCCTGCTCGGTTGCTGTTAACAGACGGGAGACTCACGGGCACAACTTAAAATATATATCTTATTTCTTGCCATGGTAGTATTACATCATGACTATTTTTCCAAGCTTCTATTAGCCTACGTTTATATTGATATTTATATCTAATATTAACATTACCATATTGAGATGTTTTTTGTTCCTGTATACCAGGCTTCCAAAGCAAATCTTCAGCTCGTTTTGTACTTTCTTTTTTCATATTATATTCATGCATATTATGATTATGTGTAAGAAATATAACCTCACACTTAACATGTTCTTTTATAGCATCATCTACATACTTATCTACTTGGTTAAATAGATTTTGATATAATATACCAGCA